AATAAGTACAACTATCTTTACTTACTATTTTAGAATATTCTTTAATTACATGTTTACCATCGTTGTCAAAGCATTCATTTAGAAACATATTAAATTTCTCAGCTGCTTGTTTACGCTTAATTTTACCACTAGCTGGTCTAAATGAAGTAATATAAGGTATAGCAAATGCATCATTCTCCCATATCTTTCTCTTTAATATAAAGAATTCAACTTCAATTTTATCAATATCAATATTATATTGTTTAGCGAAATATTCTTTATAAAGTAATATTTGAGCTAATTTAATATCATCTTTTTTAGCCTTATCATTCCATCCTGATCTAGATGTTTTGATATCATAGATATAAACTTTATCTAAATCCTTATCATATAAAACAAAGTCAATATATCCTTTTAGAAATATATTTTTAGACAAACCAACCATTAAAGGCATTTCAATGCCTAACAATACTACATTACGAGTGGTAAAGAATTGACCACGATGTTTTTTAAACCACTCAAGTATATTAACACCATCATCATAAAATTCTCTCATCTCATCTGGATTAGAGAAATGTTGTTTAGCTGCTTCAAATTGTTCTTTATAAACTGCCCTAAAACGCTCATTAAACATTCCAATTATATCTTCTCTATCAGCGGCTGCTCCACTTTGCTCATACATCACCTTAAGATAGTGTTGCATTGTCTCATGAATAGCAGTTCCAAATATAGTATGAATTGAGGCTGAATATGGGGCTAAATTCTTAACATAAGCTAAATACCATTGATGAGGACATTTACGCCACATTGAGTATTGAGAGTATGATACTGTTGATTGGTATCTATAATCAACTTCTTTTAGTTGATGTGTTTTTATTTTAAGTTCAATTTCTGTTAACTTACTTTTTACCATATATCTCTCTTATAACCTCTCCCAACTTAGTATTATCAGAATGTAATTCAATTAAATTTTGTATGTCAGGAATAATTGATTGTTCTTTTTTAATATACTGAGCAGCATCCAATAATTCCTCATACAGATGATTCATATAGCTGTCCTTATTGTTCTCACCTAATGTTGTGTTATATTTTTTATAACCACGTTCAGCTCTAGATTTTAAATCTTCAATCACTTGATTTGTGATATTGTCTTTAGTATGTTGCATACGGTTTTTTTCTCTTAATATTTCTTGTTCGCGTTCCATCATTATCATGTATTCACGATATGATTTTGAATCTGATATATACATAACCTAAAGTTAAATGACTTAATTGGGACAGCCAAGTGATTAATTAATTATTATAACTGATTGTATTACTAGCTTTATCTACTTTTGAAACATAGTTGCGTTCAATATGATTATTGAACTTATCAAATCGTGAATCAGTATAACTATAGTTATCATCAATTCTACGATTGACAATATCTATGGCTTCATCTAATTTACGTTCAATTGAATTGTAACGTTCTTCAATGTCTCTCCATTGAACTTGGTTCTCATTCTCTAATGACTTGACCCTTCTTAACATTGCTATAACGTTACCTAAGAGCCAACCCAGTACCCCAGCCGCAGCTGCAGCCAAAGCACCTAAAATAAATGTAATCATGATTTTTTTCTCCTTTTTTTATTTGTACCTGACTGTCCCAAGTTAAGCACATTTTTAATATTATTTACATCTACTATATTAATATATTCTTTTGCTTCACGAGTACTACATTGGTAGTATTCTGATATAGCCTTAATTGTTTCTGGATCATCCTTAGCACTTGCTTTAATATACCTAAAGAATGCTTTTTGTTTAGGTAATAACTCACAATAGAATTGATATACCTTTCTTTTAGGACAATCTGGATAATATTGAATTAAATTAACAGCATCAATATAAGATGGGTTCATACTAATAAAACGATGAATCATATAAGTATTAAACTCAGCCTTATCTTCATCCATAAATACACTCCATGGACGTTTATGATATGTTATCTCATTTAACCAATCAAATAAATTCATTCTTAACTATTAAATGAAAATCCTACCTCTTTAAATTCATCTCTAATTTCAGGAGGTAACATGTCTAAAGCTATTTTATGAGTTTTAATATCATAAAATACAGGAATAGGTACTAAAGCATCTTGTGTAGTACCAACTAAAAACTTATTAGCTTTTCTTAAAATAACAGCTTCACCTAAAACAATAGGTTCACCAGCTTCATTAGTAATTGTTACTGTTTTTTCTAATGGAATGTTTAATTTTGGTTGTTCTTGATTCATAAATTTAAAAGTTTAGCTACACAACCCATAAAACAAATTTCTTTATCAGGTATAGTAGTTGAATGAAATATATATTCTTCTATAATTATTGTTGACTCTGGAGATGAATAGTGATCATATAATGATTTATATAAACCAGTGAAGTCATTTATATTATTATTAGCTATGATTTGTCTAATATTATTAAATGCTGTTTTCTTTTTAGATTTAAGTTCATTAATAATCTGTTCAATATAATTACCATCAATTACTTCATTAAGTGTTAACTTGCCTTTAACTGAATTACTTTGTAATATATTAATTGCTCGTCTTAAATCAGGATAGGTTTTTTTAACAATAGTAACTATGTCTTGCTTATCATATTTAATACCCTCAGCATCCAGTATACCAACTAAATGTTTAGCCACTATCTTAATGTCAGCAACTGATAGATGAAAACTAGTTAATCGTGATTGCAGAGCATCAATGATACGTTCTACATAGTTACAAGTAAAAATAAACCTAGTATTCAAACTAAATGTCTCAATAATGTTTCTAAGTGCTGCTTGAGCGTTTATAGTTAAGAAATCAGCTTCATCTAATATAACTACTTTAAGTGGTTTAAATGTAGCCCCTGAGGCAAATTGTTTGACTTTATCTCTAATTACATCAATACCATTCTCATCAGAACAGTTTAGATATAAAAAGTCACAATTAATATTTTTAACTACTAATTTAGCAGCAGTTGTTTTACCTGTACCTGGTGAACCATAAAGTAATAGATTAGGAAAATTATTTTTATCAATCCATTTACTTAATGCTTCAGTGAATGATTCATTTCCTAAATAACCATTTAATGTATCAGGTCTATATTTCTCATTCCAAAGGCTGTGTTTTGAGTTCATAACTGATTTTATTACTTTTTTTAATATTATCTTCAGCCCACAATGGTTGAAGATTTTTATAACACCAACATTCCTTTATTTGTTCCTCATTATTTAAATCAAATGAAGAAACAGGTTTAATATGATCAATATGCCATGTTCCATAATTATCCCAATTCATTCCTTCACTAAATTGATTTTCTATATGTTGTTTTAAATATAATAAAGAACATCCGAGATAACTAACTAAGGTATTACTTTGTCTTTTTCCTTTTAATGCTGAGTGAAGTCTACTTGATAAATAATGATTTAATTTAAATGATGTATCTTTTTCCCTTTTATTTTTCATCCATTGATTCATATATGTTGGATTACTTTTTAACCATTCTTTAACTTGTTTTCTTCCTCTTTTAACATACTCTGGATTTTGTTCTTTATATTCTTTATTATATTGCTTACGTTTTTCTTTATTTTTATGATATGATTTTAAATCATTAGCGCTTTTACAAGGACGACAATAAGCGTTTTTATCATTCATCCTCTCATTTATATTACATTTACTACATAATTTCATGGGTCAATATTTCTTAATATAAATATCCCCACATAACCATAAGGTAGACTATATATAATCCATTATTAATTCTTCACCCCAGCACATATACTGTAATGTTCTAAATTTAGCTTCATCATCTAATGGTTTAGCTTCATTATAATCACTACACCATACTAATTGACCACCATACATTAGTCCACTGAAGTACTCTAATTTAGAGTTCATAACAATAAACCATTTACGTTTTGGTTCTTTTTTACCTGTCATAACTTATCTTGTTGTTCCAATAATAAGTTCTTTATCCTGGATCACCAAATATTCACCTGTAGTGTCTTGACAGTCAATAAGATAATATCTACCACCAGCTGCTTTTTGAGCACCATCAATATCAAGTTTCTTAACTTGAGTATGACCAACTATTTGAATATATCTTTTCTTTAATCCTTTATCATGTTTTTTATTTACAGCCATTAATGATCTAGGTCTAATCCAAATTGGTGTTTGGTAAGTATTATCACCATAAGGATCAGTGCCATTAAAGTCAAATGATTTAGGTTTATATTTAAATAGATCATTTAATAATTCTACTACATTATCTTCAACCCATCCCTCCTCACCAAACTCACCATCCATAAATGTTGGACTAACACCAGCGTGGGTAAATAGAAATTCATCAAATGAATAAGCCATTTGTAGGTGTTGTCTGTTTTCATCTACAACCTGAGTAATAGATGGAGCAATACCTCTTTGGTAACCACTAGTACCAGTATAACCTACTTCTGGGTAATAATGATGGTCATGATTACCAACTAACATGATAACTTCCTTGCCTGATGTTTCTTTATACTCAATTATTTCTTTAAAATTTTGAATTTGTTCAACACCTGAGATATCAAATGAATCAAAGTAATCACCTATAAAGATGATTCTATCAGCATCTTGTTCTTGGTTAACAATCAACTTCCATAATGAACGTCCATGAACGTCTCCAATAACTATTGTTTTCACTTTCTTACAAATTGTATAAAATACAGTTTAACTGCAAATTGTTTTTGTTCTTTAATTGAACTAAATGTATTGTTTCCTTTAAGGTCATACAATTCTTTTTTTATTTTGTTTACAATTGCCTCATCAATGTATCTCATCTCACTATGACCATCTATTTTATCAAAACCATTAACTGTAAAATTATATTTAATTTTAGGATATCTTTGTAAAAATTCATTTTCAATTTCATAAGCCTCCTCTTTAGAAAACCATCCACTGAATATAACTTTCAAATCATATTGTTCTAGTAATGGATGATCTTTAAATCTATCTTCAACCTTAAACTTAGTTGTGATACCAAATTTACTTATAACTGGAGGATTTTTTATTGTCATAACTTTATTTTATTTACTAATTTTATCTCTTGATTTCGTTTTACAAATTGTTCATGTTCTTTTTCCATTGTTAAAGTAAACGGATCAAGTGTTTCATTAAATACTTTTTCAAAAAAGTTTTCCATATTATGATCTCTTCTATCAGCTAACTCTCTTATTTTATTTATTTTATCTTTATTACCCTCAACATTAGCATTATGCTCATGAATACGAGCTATCATTTTATAAATGGCTCTAATTTTGAGATAGTACTCCTTAGCGTTTTTCATAAACTCACTCATACGTTCCCAATACTTAAATGTTGTAGCTCCTCTCTGATCTAAAGCATATCTCATTCTATAACTATAAGTGATACTTGGATGTACTAAACGAATTGGAAAATCATCATAATATATTTCAATGATATCCTTTTTTCTAAGCATTTCATCATTGAATACATCTATCTTAATTTCAGCTAACCTATTATAATTTTCATTTACATTCACATCCCAATGTTTACCAAACTGCCATAGATGAGCATTTGGATCAAATTCTTTCTTATCTGGTTCATAACCATATTTTTCTCCATATGATGTAAAGAAACCAAAGAAATTTTTAGCTGTGTTAAAATCTTCTTCCGTGAATGCTGATGTTAAACCAATATCAAAATCACCTACTCTATCTAATGATTCAAAACCAAGTAGCTTAAGTGATAAACTACCTGTTAAAACAAACTTATCATTCATGGCTAATAAAGGCAATAAATACTTATCAAATGCCTCTCTATTATCCTTATCTAAGGAATTAAGTAAATTGTTCTTAAATTTAAGTTTCATCATTCCTGTTTCAGGATTGATGTCATAGATTATATTCATAACTTATTCTGTTTCTTCAGAAATTATTGTGCCATATTGCTTAGCTGCTTCTGGATTACGTTCCATAAAAATTTTATAAGCAACTTGATATCTATTTAATTCAATTTGGCATGGGTAGTTTTCAGTGTGTAATGAATCAGTTATATGTTGTAATGAATCAATTGTTTGAGTTTTAGCTATATCACCACCACCCAATACTTCAATTTTTTGTTCACCACGAAGCTTAGCTAATTCTTTTTGTTGTAAATAACAAATTGTTAACACAGATAAGGCTCCTACAATTGTAAATGCTTGTTTGTACTTGTTAATGAATTTTATCATAATTAAAAAATTTACTTACTATTTGTTGTTCGCTTTTTGTTCGTGGTTTAGCTTTAGGTCTTTCTTTTACTTTAGCTTTTCTACCTCTTGGTTTACCTTGATACTCATTTTCATCAACTGACTCCCAATTCCAGTTAGCTACTTTCTTACGAAATGCTTCTCGTGCTCGTTCTATACTACCATTATCTTTAGGGTATACTGGCTCCATATTTTAAATATGAGAAATAAATTAGGGTCAAAAATCACCTTCTGAGTGTATTTTATTATCATCCCAATCATCATTCTTTCTATCCCAATTTAAAAACTCTTCACCTTTATAATCAGGATGATTTTTTTGCATGTAATCAATACCTCTAACCCATAATATGGCTACAGGCACAACTACTAATACAATAATGATTATTACTACCATTTGAACAAGTCTTTAAACTTTTTAGTTGGTTTAATAACGTTACCCTTTTCATCTAAATGAGGTGCTCTCCATATTTCGAAAGCTAACCACCCAAATACTACTACAATAATTAATCCCACCATGATTCAATGTGTTTATCAAGTAATTTAAATAATAATTGTTGTGCTTTTTTCTGTTTATTCATAGCGTCATCTATCTTTTTTTGAGTTAAGTTATCATCATCAGCTAAGACATTCATATACTCTTCGTTCTGTATCTTGTCAATCAGCCTAACACATAATATCATTCTATCAGCATCATAATCAGAGCTGGTATGATAACCATTTTTACGAGTGTGTTCAGCTGTAAATATTAATTTGTGTTTTAATATTTCAAAAATAAAATAATGGTCCCACTGCTCGTCTTGCCATATAATTGGTAACCAACGAAATAAGTTTTTAACACGTCTTATGAATTGCTTAATTCTCCACATAACATTAATTTAAGGAAAAATATTTAGGTCACCTAATTTGATGAATGAGATAGATTAACATCTCCTAATATACAATATTTAATGTTTTGTATTACATCACTAGTGGCAACATTGATAGTAAATGATGATACCGGATTGATTATGGCAAAGTTAATTCTGGTTACTAAATCATAATCAGTTGGATTGAACCATAATACTTTATTTATTAATCTATATCCACTATTATGAGCAGCAATTAAATAAGCATCACCTAAATCAAGTACACCATTTTCATTAACATCAGCTGCTTTCCATTGTTTAGTACCTGTCATTATCAAACCTGCTGCTGTATTATTTGGGGTATTAATATTTTGGGTTTCACCCCATACTAAATCAAAATCTGTTGATGTTATACCTTGTATAGTTAGTGATGGCACCAATTTATATGTTGAGTTCTGATTAGGTAATGTAAAAGTGTATGTACCATTTGTAGCTACTGTTTTATAGTCTACAAGTTG